CTATCTATCCAAGTACTGCCCTTTTCTCCTCTTGATAATTTATGTGTATTGATATCTCCAACATTTGGCCAATCTTCTCCATCTGGCCTTTTTGGCCTACCGGCTGCATTTGGATCAGGATCATTGAACCCAACTCTAGGATTATCTGGATTTACATATCCATAATTTATAATATTAGTCATCACTGGTTGTTGTGCGCTATTTCCATCTCTGAAAAATCCCATTATCCATGTACCTTCAACAGGGCCAACTGGTGTAGTTCTGCTTGGTGTATTGATAGGCATGGCAGGATATGCCCATGGCAATTCATCTGTAGGCATATCTTGCTTATTATCTGTATGGTATCCAAGTATACGAACTCTACAGCGACCTATCTGCAATGGATCGTTTCTATCTTCTACTACGCCAACCCACCAAATAAAATTTTGCTCGATATTATTCATCTATCCCTCTAATAATTCTACATCGAAATATGAATCTTTTACCATTTCCATCAGAGTAGTATGCCCTCGATTATTGATTATATGTCTAACCCCTGTCACAAGATACCTACCAGAATAAAAGGGATCAGGTATATATTCTCTATCTGTTTCTTCTGGCGACTCTATCTCCATCTCAACAATATCACCAATTTTCCTACTAACATCACCCATCATTGTGACATTCATTCTAAAAGAATGTAATTGCTGCAACTGCGAAAGCCTTTCCTGTACATTATTACTCAATCCCTGTGCTTCATTTGAAATAGGAACAATTCTCTGATAGCCCAATTTTTTAGTATGGAATTTATTTCTTTCTTCTGTTGAACTCATCATCATAGAATTTCCAATATGATTATGCTTATCCCATTCCTCAGCATAATCATAATCTTTAATTGCATATAATCTGCTGATCATATCATGATAAATTACTCTACTAGAATACATACCCATCCGCAAATTAGATAAAACATCATAAGTAGATTCTATAGTATAATTTTCAACTACTTTATATTGATCCTTCATTGGTTGCATTATTTTTTCTGGATGAGAAAAATTCTTAGGTGCATACCTATAAGTTTCTACAGGTTCTCTGACGCTAGATAATTCTTCAACTGATTTAAAATGATAACCATCTCTATTTTCATAAAAGAAAAAATTAGATCCAAACTTTCCTTCTGGTACACTTTTAGATGCTAACCAATTAATAGCATCAAATGGTTTCCAATTGGGTATCCATATATCCTGAATTGATCTCGTATTTTCAATCTCTATATCTTTAGGCTTTATATGAACTTCATGTAGATAAAGTTCATCATATACTCTTTTAACTATATCAGAAATTACAGATTTAGGATAAGACTTGCTAACTGACAACCCTTGATTCAATATATATTCTTTTGAAATTAAATTCAAAGTATATGCAGAAACTCGCTCAGATATTCTATTGTAATCACTAAGTTTATAAACTTGAAAAACCAATTCCATCTCATCATCTGAATCAGGAGTATCCAATAAAATGGTAACATCTTCATGGCCAACAATAGGAAATTTCCCAATCACATTCCAAATATCTTCTATGATCATATTACCCGAAATTGTATTATTGAACATATCTTCATATATATTCAACTCTCCAACAAGATCTGAAATTTCAAGAAAATCATCCCTAATAGAAGAATATAGTTTAACAGATTCTAATTTATATTGACCAGAAGTTCTTTCTTGATTCATATTTTGATTTTTTCTTTAAAATCTCTTTCAAACTCTCTGAGATATGAAGCATCTAATAATTTAACTTTCCTATTTTCATCATTCCTATTAGCTTCATATTCATAATTGCCTACTTTAACCGCAGTATATGTTTCTATTACATTATTATTTATCGGATCTGGTAAATCCCTAGTTTCACCTTTAGCCACAACTAATCTTTCAGTTGTACCATCAGCTAAATCTCTTTGTATTTCCCAGTGATGTATTGCATCAACCTCTAATCCAGGCGTTCCATTAACTGTACCCGTTATTGTAGATGTTCCACCAGTAATAGTTTCAGTGTCAACAAAGGTTCCACTAACTGATTTGTATATTATTTGATTATTAGTTGTATCAAAATTGACTATTGTACCTGTTGCACTAGATGTGGCACCCGTAATAGTTTCATTGGGTAAGAATAATTTAGTAGCATTGTTAAAATGACTATCAGCCAAAACTAAATACTTGTCTGGATATTTAGTAGCTACAAAATTCTCCAATACTTTATCGACCATAACCCATTCATGATATGGATTTATAATATCATTAACCAACATCAATGCCCAATGTAGTGTAGATACTCCATATTCTTGATGCGCTAATAAATCTGGCCTTTCTGCATTAGTTAAATCTCTAGTATAATAAGCAGCTACCAATTCTTTAAAATCTTCTCTGACTCTAACTCGCCTAAAAATATCAGTAGCTTCTTTAAGTATTCCATCCCGATTACTAACATTTATTTTAGGAAATTCTGCAAAATATTTAGATGGCATTATGCATTACCTCTTAATCCAATCAACAACTTTACCCGATCCTGATCCAACTGTTTTAGGGGTTTTTTTCATAAGCCCCATCGTCTGGTTGTATAAATCACTCCAATTTTTAGCACTAGTATCTGTACTACCTTTGGATATCTTTTGAACTTCATCAAATGTCAAAGATATTTTAACCAGTACTGGAGCATGATTTAAAAAAGTTGCATAACCTTCGCCAAAATAATCTACATTAAAATCCTTTAAAACACATCGACCAATCTTAGGTAGCCAAGTATTTTCTACCAAATGATCCTCAAAATCTGGATCATTCGTGGTCACAGTATAAAATGCAATATTGAAACTAGAAGGATATGTCCAATGAGAAAATTCTAAATTATTTGCAGTTTGGCCAGGAGCTGCTAACCGTTGAAAAGATGATACAATATCTTGAATAATAGCAGTTTCCTTTTCATTTTTAGCTAACATTTCATGAGAAAATTCAAAGGATCTACGGCCTACATCATTGAAAAACATTTCTTCATGTCCTTTTTCAGCTATTCCTCTACGTCTATTAACAGCTTTTTTTATATTTTCCCCCTCACCGCCCAAAACTTTTGCTATTCCTTCATAAAATACCTTATCTTTACCAGCTTGAGCAGCTCTTCTGGCACCATATTTCAACCCTGTCAACCCTGCTGATCTAGCACTATTTAAATCTGACATGCTTATTCCAGTTTTAGTCAATTCATCTGTTTCATCACCCCATTCATAATTTCGACTATCACTTGGAATCTCCGATGGCATTTGAATAAAAATCTCAGCTTTTTGATCAGGTGGCAATTCCCTTCCATCATGTGTTAATCCAGTATACTTAATACAATCATTCATACTATCTGGAAAAGTAAGTACAGCCATAAAATCCTCCTATACAATCTATCTGTATTTATAAATATATATATGGCGTATTCAGGTAAATTCACTCCCAAAAATAGAAATAAATACAAAGGCAATCCTAAAAAGATTGTGTATAGATCACTATGGGAAAGAAGCTTTATGAAATACTGTGATAGCAATCCATCTATACTAGAATGGTCAAGTGAAGAAATAATCATACCTTATTATTCACCAGTTGACAAAAAATACAGAAGATATTTTCCCGACTTCTTTATAAAAAGCCTAAATAGGGATGGAACCATATCTAAGAAAATCATAGAAATAAAACCAAAAAAACAAACTGTTCCGCCTAAAAAACCAAACAAAAAAAGATCAAAAAGATATTTAACTGAATCAAAAACCTATGTTACCAATCACTCAAAATGGGAAGCAGCTAAAAAATACTGTGAAAAAAGAAAATGGATATTTCAAATACTAACCGAAGATCATCTTTATAAATAATTTTATGTTAGCCGAAGTAGCAAGATTTTTCCAATCACAAAAACAGCCTGGAGTCAAGGCTGACGAATCAGCCAGAAAATGGTTTAGAGCACAACTACAAAAATTAAAAGTACGTGTACCAGCTACTCTGAGGAAAAAAGCAGGTGATTTAGATCGAACAGTTAAAATTGGCCATATGTACATGTTCTTCTATGAACCTAAAACTAAATCGAGATTGGATTATTATGACAAATATCCATTAGCAATTGTTATAGGCAGAACTAGTGATGGATTCAGTGCACTAAACTTACACTATATACAACCAAAACATAGAGCTATATTGATCAATAATTTAAGGCCATTGATAAGTCCACATATAAAGCTGATGGACAGAGTAAGTATTAGCTACAGTATATTAAAACAAACTGCTAAATATATGTTTTTTAAGCCATGTTTCAAAAGATACTTATACGCTCAATGTAAAAGTTTATTTCTAAAAGTCGATGACGATGATTGGTTCTCAACTATAATGCTACCCACTGAAAAATTCATCAAGGGTAGAAAGCAAGATGTGTGGAACGATTCAAGGAGATCTTTACGTGCAAAGTAA